TAAAATTCAACAAATTTTTTACAAGTCCTTTGTTCAAGACGAAAAAAAATCTTGGAAAGATTTAGTTTCGGCTTAATGTTGTAAAAAACCCACAGCTGCTGCATTTATGCAGCAGCTGCAGGGAAGAGCATGTGGGCGGGACCCACCCTTAAAAAAAAATAAAAATAATTTCACCTTTTAATTGAATGTGTATTGACACTAATATAAAATAATATATTATCCTATACATAACAAAGGAGAAAAAATGATAAACTTTATAGATAAAGAAAATAAAACCTACAAAACAAAGCCTAGGTTTCATGAACGAAGAATAACTGATCGAGGACTTTGTATTTGGCAAATGAATAAAATGTTGCGAGGGACAGGATATAAAATTCAAAGGTTATTGGATATGTATGGTTCAGTAAATACAAGCCAATTACTTTTGGTTCCGACAGGTTATAAAAAAATAATTCTTACAAATCCTTTTACTTGTTATGGTTATGTAAGATTATATCCAGTGGATAATTGTTTATCTAAATGGGAAAAAATATTAAATAAATTAATGAGTACTCCAGTTAGTAAAGAGTGGATTATTGATGGTTTTAAAAAGAATATTCAAAAAGATTTTAGAACTTATAATAATAGACCTGATTGGAAAAAAATAAATGAGGTGACCAAAAAACTTTGGGAATTTCATTACCCAATAACAAAGGAGAAAAAATGGAAAAAATAAACTATAAAGATCTAAAAAAGAATGATCGAATAAAGTCTAATCAAATTGGTGTACCAATCACAGGTAAGCTAATGGAAAGCCCAAAACAAGGTAAAGGATTAAAAAAAGTTGTTTTGATTTGGACTAATGGTTCTGAGGTTGGAATGTTCGATGAGCATGGTTCAGTTTACTCTGAGCAGATTATTGCAGTGGAGCGAAATGGAACTTGGCACGAGGTTAGCCATCGATAATTAGCCATGTAGTTCTTGCATGGGCTATCCTACAATATCCTATGCATAAACTGCATAGCTGCAGCTCAGAGAAGAGCATGTGGGCGGGACCCACCCCGATCTCTCACCCCTCATAGAGGTACCAGACCGTTTTGGTTTTTTGACTTTTTTATTTTAGTCTATCCCCCTTTTTGCAAAAGGGATCCTAACGTATACCCCTATATAGCTTGATTTACATAATTTATCCTATAAAATACTTTGTGGTTCCATATGAAGCTAACCTTAGATCAAATAAATAAAATACCCGATATTCAAGCCAGAGAGAAATTAAAGCGAGATATTATTGAAGGGTACGAGTTTCAAAAGAAAGAAGCTGCAAAACAAGATTTCCTAACATTTGTAAAAAGAATGTGGCCACAGTTTATAGAGGGTAAACACCACAAAATCATTTCTGAAAAATTTAACAAGATAGCCTCTGGTGAAAAAACCAGATTAATTATCAACATGCCACCAAGACATACAAAGTCTGAGTTTGCATCTTACTTCTTACCTGCGTGGATGATAGGAAACGATCCTCAGTTAAAAATCATACAGGCAACACACACAGCAGAACTAGCCGTGAACTTTGGTCGTAAAACCAAAAACCTAATCGACTCGAAAGAATATCAAGATCTTTTTGCAACGAGACTTCAAGAGGATTCCAAGGCAGCAGGACGATGGAACACGGCACAGGGTGGCGAATACTTTGCAGTCGGTGTCCAAGGTGCGGTGACCGGTAGAGGTGCTGATCTATTGATAATAGATGATCCACATTCCGAGCAGGATATGAACTCGAAGAATGCTTTTGAGAAAGCGTACGAGTGGTACACGTCGGGACCACGACAACGTCTTCAACCTGGTGGTAGAATAATCTTGGTCATGACCAGATGGAGTAAAAAGGATCTGACAGAGATGTTATTGAAAGCACAGGCGGAAGAGAAAGCAGATAAGTGGGACGTTGTGGAGTTTCCTGCGATCATGCCGAGCGGTAAACCTGTATGGCCTGAATACTGGCGGCTCGAGGACCTTGAGGCTGTTAAAGCTTCTGCAGGGATAAGTAAATGGAATGCACAATACATGCAGGATCCAACCTCGGACGAGGGAGCGTTGATCAAGAGAGAGTGGTGGCAGGAATGGGAACACGAACATATGCCGGTATTGGATCACATTATTCAGAGTTATGACACGGCATTTTTGAAAAAAGAGACCGCGGATTATTCTGCGATAACCACTTGGGGTGTCTTTAGACCGAACGAAGACTCACCAAGACAGTTGATATTATTAGATTCTTTAAAAGGCAGATATGAGTTTCCAGAACTTAAAAGGATCGCTTACGAACAGTATAAATATTGGAATCCCGATACCGTATTGATCGAGGCCAAGGCATCTGGTTTACCTCTGATGTACGAGCTCAGACAGATGGGTATACCCGCGAACAATTACACACCATCAAAAGGACAGGATAAGGTTGCAAGGGTCAACTCCGTATCCCCTCTCTTTGAGGCGGGTATGATATGGGCTCCTTTGAGACAGGAGTTCGCTCAAGAAATGGTTGAAGAGTGTGCAGCTTTCCCGTATGGTGATCATGATGATTTGGTCGACTCCATGACACAGGCTGTTATGAGATTCAGACAGGGTGGTTTTATTACTTTGGATGATGACTATAAAGATAAGATGAAGGCGAAGAAGAAATATAAGTATTATTGGTGATTTGACTTTTGTAGGATATTATGTTATACTGTATTTTACAGAAAGGAATAAAATGTATTGGACACCACAAAGATTAAAGGAACTTAAAGAAAAAGGATTTAAATTGACTTACGAGGATAGAACCAAGAAACCAAAGAAACTAACAACAACAATACCCCCTAAATCAGGACCCACACCTCAAGGGTTGAATATTCAATATAATACTGTTAAAGATGTAAGACTGGAGAAAAAACATGGCGATAGACAAAAGCCTGCCAAACAAAAAGGTTGAGATACCTGGACCACAGGAGCAGGCAGAACAACAGATAGAGATTAGAGAGAATTTACCTGACCAAGGTGAAACAGAGATCACACCATTAGACGATGGTGGTGTTGAGATTAATTTTGAACCAGGAGCCTTTAGCCAAGAACAGAGTGAGAGTCACTTTGATAATCTAGCTGAGTTATTACCAGAGGAGACACTAAATCCTCTTGGTTCAGAATTAGCACAGAATTATCAGGAATATAAAGCCTCAAGAAAAGATTGGGAAACATCTTACGCAAAGGGTTTAGATCTGTTAGGATTCAAATATGAAACTCCATCGCAACCTTTTCAAGGCGCGTCGGGTGCCACTCATCCGGTTCTTTCTGAAGCTGTTACTCAGTTTCAGGCGCTCGCTTATAAAGAGTTACTCCCAGCTGATGGACCAGTAAGAACTAGAATTATCGGAGCACAGACTCCACAAAAAAACGATCAAGCAAATCGTGTTAAAGAATTCATGAACTATCAACTCATGGATGTGATGAAGGAGTACGAACCAGAGTTTGACCAAATGCTTTTTTATCTCCCTCTTAGCGGTTCTGCATTTAAGAAAGTTTATTACGACGATCTTTTAGGCAGAACCGTTTCTAAGTTTGTACCAGCTGATGATTTAATTGTACCTTACAATGCATCATCGTTAGAAGATGCAGAGGCCGTGATCCATCGTATTAAGATCTCGGAAAATGATTTAAGAAAACAACAAGTCGCTAGTTTTTACAGAGACATAGAATTACCAAGACCTTTTAGTCAAGAAACAGAGGTAGAGAAAAAAGAAAGAATGTTAGAGGGAACTAAAAGAACTTTTAATGAAGATATGTATACACTTCTTGAGTTTCATATCAATTTAGATTTAGAAGGGTTCGAGGATCGTGGACCTGATGGCGCGGAGACAGGAATTAAACTTCCATACATTGTAACTGTTGAAGAAGGTTCAAGAGAAATTTTATCAATAAGAAGAAACTACGAAATAGCAGATCCTAAAAAACAAAAGATTCCATACTTTGTACATTTTAAATTTTTACCAGGTTTAGGTTTTTATGGTTTTGGTTTAATCCACATGATCGGTGGATTATCGAGAACAGCAACAACGGCACTAAGATCGTTGCTTGATGCAGGGACTCTTTCTAACTTACCCGCAGGTTTTAAAATGCGTGGTATTAGAATTAGAGACGATGCACAATCGATACAACCAGGAGAGTTTAGAGATGTAGATGCACCAGGCGGTAACATAAGAGATTCATTTATGACGTTACCATTTAAAGAACCATCTGCAACTTTGTTACAGCTTATGGGTGTCGTGGTTTCAGCGGGCCAACGTTTTGCTTCAATCGCTGATCTTCAAATAGGTGAGGGTAATCAACAAGCAGCAGTGGGCACGACAGTGGCTTTGTTGGAGCGTGGATCGAGAACAATGTCAGCGATCCACAAAAGAATTTACGCAGCACTTAAAAACGAATTTAAATTAATGTCAAGAGTATTTAAATTATACTTACCAAACGAATATCCATACGATGTCGTTGGTGGTCAAAGGATGATTAAACAAACAGACTTTGACGATAAGATAGACATCATACCAGTTGCAGATCCAAACATTTTTTCTCAAGCACAGCGTATCTCTATAGCTCAAACGGAATTGCAACTGGCTAGCTCCAACCCACAGCTTCATAATTTATATGCTGCTTACAGAAATATGTATGAAGCTTTGGGTGTAAAAAACATTGATGCAGTTTTAAAAAAACCAGCAAGACCTATGCCTATGGATCCTGCGGTTGAACACATACAAGCTTTAGCAGGTCAACCCTTTCAAGCGTTCAAAGGTCAAGATCATCAAGCACATATCACAGCGCATTTAAATTTTATGTCAACTAATATGGCAAGAAATAACCCTGTAGTGATGGCAAGTTTACAAAAAAATATTTTTGAACACATATCTTTGATGGCGTTAGAACAAGTTGAGATGGAGTTCCAAAGAGAAATAGTAACTTTACAATCTATGCAACAAAATCCACAAGCAATGCAAGATCCAATGATGCAACAACAAGTTATGGATCTAACTATGAAAATAGAATCTAGAAAAGCTGTGTTGATTGCAGAGATGATGGAAGAATATTCTAAAGAAGAGAAGAAAATACTTGGTGACTTTGCAAATGATCCACTTGCTAAATTAAGATCTAGAGAATTAGATCTAAGAGCACAAGAGAATATGAGAAAAGAAAAAGAAGGTGAAGAAAGATTGAACCTAGATAAGATGAGAGCAATGATGAACCAACAAAATACAGAAGATAAGATGGATCAAAACGAAGATTTAGCAAAATTAAGAGCTGATACATCAATTCAAAAAACAGTTTTGAGTAAAACTTTACCAAATGCTAAAGATATGATGACACAATCAGTGATTATAGGAACAGATCAGGAGTAAAATGGACAAAAAACAGAAAAAAGTTGCAAAAGTTATGAAAGAATTTAAAAAAGGAAAGCTTTCTATTGGAAAATCTGATAAAAAAGTTAAAAATAGAAAACAAGCAATCGCAATTGCCA